GTAGAGTTGTAGTGTGTCTTGCTGTTGTTTGTACAGTAATATCCGGCTTCGCGTAATTTCTGTGGAAAGAAGATGTCAGCAGGTGTATCGTAGGGCACAGGATGGATGTCCATGCCGTAAGTGCTTGAATAGCATCCGGTAATCAGTGAAGAACGGGCAGCCGAGCTCTGGGGAGCTACGGACCATGCGTTCATAAACTGTATGCCGCGGGCGGCAAGGCTGTCCGCATTGGGAGTATGTACTCCTCTGTTGCCGTAGCAACCGAATTCGTATGCACTAGTATCTTCAAAGGTGAGCCAAAGAATATTGGG